AGCTAAGTTGGATGGCTACGGCAAAGCGAAAGCTGAGTTGCGAGTCAGGGATTACGAAGATGCCGAAGCTGTTGCTCAGGAAGTCTTTTCAATCACCCAACAAGGCGTTATTCTTCAAGGGGCTGAAAATCCCGCATTGGTTGTTTACGCACTTGGCAAGAACCCAAAAAAGGCCAAGGAGTTGGCAGAAGTCTCAGACCCCGTAAAGTTTGCCTTTGCGGTAGCAAAACTGGAGAAAGAATTGAAAGTTACAAACCGCAGAGCAGCACCCGCACCAGAGCGTATCGTTTCAGGAACTGGACGATCATCAGGTGCGGTGGACTCAACCCTTGAACGGCTGAGAGAAGAAGCGGCCCGTACTGGCAACATGACGAAAGTCATTCAGTACAAATCGCAGAAACGATCAGCATCTAAGTAATTTTTTTATAGGAGCATGAAATGAGCAACTCATTCAGCAAAGAAGAGCGTGTTGCCTTTGAGGACATCCTCGAAGGTTTTAATGACGCATTGGTTTTATCCCGCAACGTGTCCATCTACAACACTGATGGCTCGATGATGGAACGCACCAACAACGTGATCTACCGCCCCCAGCCTTACATCGCACAATCGTATGATGGCATGGATCAGACTAACAACTTTACAGCTTACACACAGCTTTCAGTACCAGCGACACTCGGCTTTCAAAAGTCTGTGCCGTTCATTCTGGATGCTTTGGAACTGCGTGATGCATTGCAAGAAGGTCGTTTGGGCGAAGCCGCCAAGCAAAAACTTGCCTCTGACATCAACATCGCCATTATGAACGTGGCTGCTGCCCAAGGTTCTTTGGTTGTGACTGTCAACACCGCTGCTGGTGATTATGATGATGTGGCCTTGTGCGACAGCATTATGAACGAGCAAGGCGTTCAGTCTTTTGACCGTTACTTGGCTTTGTCAAGCCGTGACTACAACGGCATCGCTGGCAACATTGCTGGTGGTACTGGTGGCGCATCTGTGTCACGTAGTTTCGCTGGCACTAAATCCAACACCGCTTTCGAGCGTTCTTTTGTTGGTATGGTTGCTGGCTTTGAGACATACAAGTTGGATTACGCAAACCGCTTGGCTGCACGTACTGGTTCTAATACCACTATGTCTACCTTGGCTGCGGCAAACAACTACTATGTTCCAGTTGCCACTTCTACTGCAACAACAGGCGAGACTCAGAACGTTGACAACCGCTTCCAGACCATCACTGTCACATCGACAGCTGATCTGCGAGTGGGTACACCGTTCCAGATTGGAGGCGTTGAGGCTGTGCATCACATCACCAAGCAAGGTACTGGCTTTGCCAAGACTTTCCGTGTGGTGAGCATCACAAACGCAACCACTTGCGTTATCACACCTCCCATTATTTCCGCACAAGGTGGAACTGATGCCGAGTTGCAATACCAGAACGTTATCGTGACACCTGGCGCATCTGAAACTTTGACCCGCTTGAACTCGGTCACTGCACCTATCAACTGCTTCTGGCAAAAAGATGCGTTGGAGATTTTGCCTGGTCGTTACGCTGTCCCGTCCGATGCTGGTGTCGCAGTGATGCGTGCCTCCACCGATCAGGGCATCGAGCTGGTCATGCAGAAGCAGTACGATGTCAACACCATGAAGACCAAGTATCGCCTTGATACCTTGTTTGGCGTGGTCAATAAGCAGCCAGAAATGTCTGGTATTTTGTTATTCGGTCAGACCTAATAGGGGGCAACCATGAGCTATCAAGTAATTTTTGCACAAGGCACAGCTACTGTTGCCGTACCCGCAGGCGAGAAAATCGCTGTTCAAGCCTTTTCACCAGCACAAGTGTTTCAAGAAGTTGGTTTCCCCAATTTCCCTGAAGCTAATGATTTGCTGACAACGGTTGATAACACCACCTATGTGTCAGGCGCATTCACCAATGCCACCAACGTGATTATTCAAGCTGGTGCATCGGGCGCTTACTACTCGGTGGGCGTTGCTCCTGATATCAGCAACAATGGCAACTGGCAACCTCAAGGTGCGCCAGCCAACATTGCTGATGGCGGCTCAATGGCGGCAACTGCTGCCAACGTGTTGACAGGCATCATCACTGCTACTCCCACAGCAAGCCGTGACATTCAATTGCCAACAGGTGCAAACCTTGATTTGGCAACTGAGTGGGCAATCGGTGATTCATTCGACTTCAGCGTCATCACTTTGGCTGCATTTGCTTTGACATTGACTGTCAACACCAATGTAACCATCGTTGGTTCTGCTGCAACTGCGGCTACGGCTGGTGCTTCTGCACGTTTCCGTTGCCGTAAGACTGCGGCTGACACTTTTGTTGTTTATCGCATCGGTGGTTAAACCAAGACAGGCCAGCAGAGATGTTGGCCTGTTTTACATGGAGCACAAAATGCCAATGAAAAAAGGTTACTCAGACAAGACCATTTCCAAGAATATCAAAATGGAAATGAAATCAGGCAAGCCTCAAAAGCAAGCCGTTGCAATGGCACTTGGCATGGCTACTAAGTCGGCAAAAGCCGCTGGTAAGCCTAGCAAAGCACCAATGAAAAAATGATTAAGTCAGCCGCAATCATTAAGAACAAGACTCTCGCCCCGTGGCGGGAGTTGCGTTTGCAAAAGCGCAAACTCAAAAAAGAGCAAGCCATCGAACGCAAGCTCAATAAAGTCTGCTATCCATCACCGATTGGTGCTGTTGAAGTTGTCGAGAATATTGAGATTGTTGACAATGACAAGCCAACACGTGATGAAATGTTGGAGCAAGCTGATAAAATCAGCCTTAAAGTGGACAAGCGTTGGTCAGATGAAACTCTGCTCAACCGCATCAATCAGGCTATGGAGGCCGAATCATGGGATACAGCAAGCGCCAGTTCGTGACGGCTGCCTTTGAGGAAATCGGTCTTGCATCGTATGTGTTTGACCTGAGTCCCGAGCAGATTGAATCTGCTTTGCGAAGACTCGATGCGATGATGGCAGATTGGAACGCCAAGGGCATTCGTCTGGGTTATCCAATACCCTCAAGCCCACAATTTAGCGACCTTGACCAACAGACTGAAGTTCCTGATTCGGCTTACGAGGCCATCATTTGCAGTCTAGGAATCAGACTTGCCCCAAGTTACGGCAAGATGGTGATGCCTGATACAAAAGCCACTGCCAAGCAGGGTTACGACATTTTGCTTCAACGTGCGACATTCCCGTTGGAGAAACAACTGCCAGCAACCACTCCTGCTGGTGCTGGCAATAAGCCTTGGCGTGTGTACGATAATCCGTTTGTACGCCCACCATATAGCCCTGTTGATGCTGGCCCTGATGGGCCTATCGAATATTACTGAGGACAATCATGCCAACAATCAATCAGCTTCCGCTACTTAGTCCCATATCAAGTGGTGACCAACTGCCTGTTTATTCACCCAATAACGGGGATGCTCGCAGAACCTCGATTGGTTCTTTGCTGACTTTCTTTCAGCAGAGTTTTGCATCGCCAACATTGTCAGTGAATCTTTATGTGCCTGGCTCTGGGTTCAATATCACAGTTCCAACTCCTGTCAGCCAAGACCAATGGATGCTATTGCAACCTGCTGGAACGCTGGCTTCTGGCACGATTACCTTGCCTTTGAATACTGGTGTGCCTGATGGCACTACGGTTCTGATTACGACAACGCAAGAGATTACATCATTGACAATTGCGCTAAATGGTGCAACTGCACTTTATGGTGGCGTGACATTCTTGGGCGCAGGAACTGCAACAGCCATTCGATTTTATCAACCCACAAACTCTTGGTATCAGATCAACGCTGATGCAGTTTATGCCGCAGGCATTCAAGCGTTTCTGGCAAACCCAACCAGTGCCAACTTACGGGCGGCAATGACTGATGAAACAGGAACTGGTCTGTTGGTATTTAACACCAGCCCAACGTTCGTAACACCGATTCTAGGCACACCAACATCAGGTACGCTGACCAATTGCACAGGTTTGCCTGTTGCTGGTGTAACTGGACTTGGCGCAAATGTAAGTGCATTTTTGGCAACCCCATCAAGTGCAAACTTGGCGGCAGCATTAACCGATGAAACTGGCACAGGCGCAGCCGTATTTGCAAACACACCTACATTGGTGACTCCAAATATCGGTGCAGCCACAGGAACGAGTTTAGCAGTCACAGGGTCACTTAGATCATCTGGCACGGCTGGTGTGGGTTATTCCACAGGCGCAGGAGGTGTAGTTATTCAAGGCACAAGCCGAACCACAGGTGTGACGATTAACAAAATAACTGGTCAAATCACGTTATTTTCTGCGGCAGGCACAACTGCTGCAACCACTTTCACTGTGACCAACAGCACCGTTAATACCACCGATGTGATTATTCTCAATCAACATACAGGCACTGATTTGTATGATTTGATGGTCACCAAAACGGCCTTGGGTTCTTTTGATATTACATTCCGCACCACTGGCGGCACAACAACTGAACAGCCAATATTTAACTTTGCAGTTATCAAAGGCGTAGACTCATAATGGCTACCAAGCCCAAGTCATCTGTCAATGAGGCTGGCAACTATACGAAGCCAACAATGCGTAAGCGGCTCTTTGAGGAAATCAAAGGTTCTGCTGTGCAAGGCACTGCGGCTGGCGAATGGTCGGCTCGCAAAGCCCAACTGTTGGCAAAGAAATACAAAGAAAAAGGTGGCGGTTATAAATGAAAGCCACACAAAAAAGCCTCAAAGATTGGTCAAGCCAAAACTGGCGCACCAAGTCGGGAAAGCCATCGTCTGAAACAGGCGAGAGGTATCTGCCTGAGAAGGCGATTAAAGCCCTGAGTGCGGCTGAGTATGCGGCAACCACACGGGCAAAGCGTGAGGCTACAAAGGCAGGAAAGCAGTTTGCCAAACAGCCTAAAAAGATTGCTGAAAAGATCAAGGGGTTCAGATGAAAACTCCAGCTTATGCAAGAAAAGAAGGTCAGAACCCAAAAGGCGGCTTGAACGCCAAGGGCAGGGCTGCGGCAAAGGCCGAAGGTATGAACCTAAAGCCTCCTGTCAAGTCTGGTGACAATCCTCGCAGAGCATCGTTTTTGGCTCGGATGGCTGGCAACGCTGGCCCTGAATACAAAGATGGTGAACCTACTCGTTTGCTGTTAAGTCTGAGGGCTTGGGGAGCATCATCAAAAGCTGATGCCAAAGCGAAAGCAAAACGCATCTCTGAACGCAATAAGGCCAAGTGATGCAAATCCCTATTCTCAATGGTATCTACACCGATAGCACCCCTGAACTGCGTACATCGTACCCAGTGAATCTTGTGCCTGTTCCAAAGCAATCAGGCATTAGCAATGGATTCCTGAGACCAGGTGATGGCATTGTGGCTAACGGCACAGGCCCAGGCATTGATCGTGGCGGCATCAACTGGAGAGGTCAGTTATATCGAGTCATGGGTACGAAGTTGGTTGAAATAGACAGCACAGGAGTAGTAACTATCTTGGGCGATGTGGGTGGCCCAACCGATCAATTGGTAACCTTTGATTACAGCTTTGATGTGTTGGCGATTGCATCTGGTGGTCGTTTGTATTATTGGATACCAGTGAACACTCCAGCAACATTGGTATGGAATCCGACTGCCCCAATTCTGAGACAAGTCACAGACCCAGACCTTGGCGTAGTTCTTGACTTCTGCTGGGTTGATGGTTACTTTATGACCACCGATGGTGCAAACTTAGTTGTTACAGAATTGACAGACCCAACGCAAGTCAACCCCTTGAAATATGGAAGTTCAGAAGTTGACCCAGACCCTGTTTTGGCACTCATAAAGTTGCGAAACGAGGTCTATGCTCTTAACAGCAATACCATTGAGGTATTTGATAACGTGGGCGGTGCAGTATTTCCATTCGCACGAATTGATGGCGCACAAGTCCAAAAGGGCGTACTTGGCACACAAGCCTGTTGTATTTTCATTGACCGCATTGCTTTTTTAGGCGGTGGTCGCAACGAAGCCCCATCTATCTATGTTGGTGCAGCCGCAACAACAGAAAAACTCAGCACTCAAGAGATTGACAATATCTTATTGCAATACACTGAAGCTCAGTTGGCCTTGGTCAAACTGGAAGCTAGAAACGATAAGAATCATCAGCATTTGTATGTGCATCTGCCAGATCAGACCCTTGTGTATGATGCATCCGCATCTCAGGCTTTGCAAACTCCTGTTTGGTTTGTTCTGGTCAGCACCCTGTCAGGATTAGCCCAATACCGAGCCAGAAACATGGTTTGGATATACGACAAGTGGATGGTTGGTGATCCACAATCCAACAGCATCGGTTACTTGGTTCAAGATACAGGCCACCATTGGGGTCAGCAAGTGCGTTGGGAGTTTGGCACATTGATTGTCTATAACGAGAGTAATGGTGCAATCTTTAATGAGATGGAACTTGTCAGCCTGACAGGTAGTGTGGTGCTTGGTAAGAATCCGCAGATCAGCACCAGTTATTCACTAGATGGACAAACTTATTCACAAGAAAAGTTTATTGCTGTCGGCAGGATTGGCAACCGCCAAAAGCGTTTGGCTTGGTTTCAGCAGGGTCACATGAGGAACTGGCGCATTCAGCGTTTCCGTGGCGACAGTGATGCCCATGTCTCCTATGTGCGCTTAGAGGCACAGATTGAAGCATTGGCATACTGATGGCAACCGCACCAGTTTCTCGCAGACTGAACTTGACCCGTGACCAGCTTGCGGAGTTCCTGACCGATCAACAACAGATTCGTCAGTTTGAGTTGCTGTTTTCTACTGTTGATACCTTGCAAGTTATTGTCGGGACTGATTTTGAATATCAGGCAGATACAGCAACGGCAACAGCAAATAATGCATTGGCTCAGATTAGCGCATTGACTCAAGTAGTTGAGTTGTTGGCAATGACTCCAAGATTAGAAATTGGAACAATTGCATCGCAGAATTCAGATAATGTAAGCATTACAGGTGGAAATATATCTGGTTTGGATAATCCACTTCCTGTAACATCTGGTGGAACTGGTCAAAGCACTTTTACCAATGGACAGTTGTTGATTGGAAACAGCACAGGAAACACGCTGGCAAAATCTACATTGACAGCAGGTGCAAACATCAATATTAGCAATGGCACAGGTTCAATCACCATCTCGGTAACTGGTCTTGGCACAATGGCATTTAAAAATATTGGCATCTCAGGAACAGCGGCATTGGCAAAACTTACAGCTTTGGGTGCAGATGGGTCTCTGACATTCACCGATGGAATCATTACTGCATATGTTGCGCCAACTTAAGGGAAAATTATGACCGTATCAATTAAGGTGCTGATACCACCAAAACAGGCAGAAAACACACAAACCACACAATATACTGCTGTGAACTGTAAAGCGATCATTGACAAATTTACAGCAACCAATACTACGGCAGGAAATGTGACGATTAGCGTTAACTTGGTGACTAGTGGTGGCACTGCAGGAGTAACCAACTTGATTGTGGATACACGAAGCATTGCACCAGATGAGACTTACACATTCCCTGAATTGGTTGGTCAAGCATTGGAGCCTAGTAGTTTTATATCCACCATTGCAAGCGCAGCCACATCATTGACTATTCGTGCCAGTGGGCGTGAAATTACTTAAAGGAGCTAGAAATGAAAGAATTTATGATGATTCCACGGGGCTTTAATGGCTTGCCGATGGAAGAAGAATTTTTGACCAACGCAGAGAATAAAAAGAACTATGCCGTTGCGGTTGCTGATTGGAACTATGGTCCTGAAATGCCTACCAATGAAGCTGGTGCAAATAAGGAGTTCT